CGAACGCTATCTGTAAAAGCCACGACAGCCGTGGTTGAACATGGACTTTAGTTCCCTTGAGAGCACTGCAATGCAGGAGGAAGACAGGCAAGCCTACTCCTCCAGGCCGACCTCAATCTCAGTCCCGCACTTGAATGCGACAACAAGCCTCTTCTTCGAGTAGACCGCTATGTGGTCGGCAAGCCCCGTGAACATATGCTCGGAGAACTCGAATAATGGCCCATCCATCTTCCCAAGCTCCGATATGAACTTTCCCATCTTCCTCGACCTGTTCCTTCGGTCGGTTATCTGGCTCTCAAGCCCCTCGACAATCTCCCTGGCCTTCACGTATCTTGCTTGGTACGACTCGAACCTGCCTGATGATACATCATCCTCTGTTATGGCCTTTCCCCTGAAGCAGCTTGTCGCAAGGTTCCGGGAAACCTCTAGCTCCACGTTTGCCTCGGCAAGCTGACTCTCAAGGTCCGAGGTGTCCAGCAGCATCGCCCTTATGGCCTTGAGGTCTTCCATAATGCCGTCCTTGCTTGTGATGAGCTTGTTCAGGGCCTTCACGAAGGCTGTCTTTATCTCGTCCTCCGTCAGATGTGGCGTGGCGCACTTGTGCTGACGGCGGAACTTGGCGTTGCACTGCCATATCGTCCTGCGGTACTTATCCGTGGAGTGCCATACCTTGGATCCGAACGACTCCCCGCAGTCGGCGCATATGAGCCTGCCAGAGAATATGGACTTCGCGGAGTGCTGCCTCAGCGTCGCCTTCCTCTCCTCTAGCTCCAGCTGTGCCATGTCGTACTCCTCCTGGCTTATGATCGCCTCGTGGCTCTCTCTGACAAAGTACTTCTGCACCTCGCCGTTGTTGGTCTTCCGCTTCGCAAGAAGGTCTGCCTTGTAGGTCTTCTGGAGGATCGCGTTCCCCGCATACTTCTCGTTTCTGAGTATCCTGATGACACCCTCCGCGTCCCAGTGGCTTCTGCCGGTTCCCGTCTTGTCGCCGCGCTTCATCAGCTCCGCCGCGATCGCATACGGGGTCTTGCCCTCGAGGAAGCGCGAGTATATGTATTTCACCGTCTCCGCCTGCACCGGGTTTATGGCGGGGTTGCCGTCATCACCCCTGTCGTAGCCAAGGAAGTTGCTGTATGAGATGGAGACCTTGCCGTCCTCGAACCTCTTGTGGATGCCCCAGAGGACGTTCTCGGATATCGACCTCGACTCCTCCTGCGCAAGACTGCTCATTATCGTGAGGAGCACCTCGCCCTTGCTGTCGAACGTCCAGATGTTCTCCTTCTCGAAGTAGACCTCGACCCCCTTCTCCTTGAGCTGCCTGATAGTCGATAGGCTGTCGACAGTGTTGCGGGCGAAGCGGCTGACGGACTTGGTGAGTATGAGGTCTATGCCGCCCGCAAGCGCATCCCTTATCATCCTCTGGAAGCCTGCGCGCTTTGCCGTATGCGTGCCGGATATCCCCTCGTCCGTGTAGACATCCACGAACTCCCAGCCCTCATGGCTCCTGATGTACGAGGTGTAGTAGTCCACCTGCGCCTCGTAGCTTGAGTACTGCTCGTCGTTGTCGGTGGATACGCGGGCATATCCCGCGACCCGCCTCTTGGTGTTCTTCTCAATCGGCCTAGACGAGAACTTCGCCAGCGTCGCCGGTATCGTCGTCACGCACCTTGCCATTCGTCTCCTCCCTATACTTGCTGTTGTTCGTCCTGCAGAGCCATGCCCTCGTGATTCTTCGTCCATCCCTCATCACGAACGTGAGCCTGTTGGTCCTTGCGACCTCTATGTGGTCTATGGATGCATTGAACTCGTCGTCGGTGAAATCTTCCGCTCCGAGGACTTCGGCCGTCAGCGAGCGGAGCGCCTTGTCGGGGACGTTCTGGGCGTTGCAGAAGGACGAGGTGTGCTCTATCTTGTTCCCGCATACCCACCTGTAGCCCTTGTTCGTCCTGCGCTTGGCGCTGTCCATGCGCTTTCGGAACGTGCGTCCGCAGTATGAGCATACGACCTTTCCCGTGAAGCACGAGAACCTTATGCTCTGGTTCGCAAGGTATCCCTGCTCCCTTCTTCTTGCAATCTCCTCCTGCACCCTGTCGAATGTCTCCTGGGTGATGATCGCAGGATGCGTCCCCTCGGCAAAGTATCGAGGGGCCTCGCCGTTGTTCTTCCTCCTCTTTCCCGTCATGAAGTCCTTGCAGTATGTCTTCTGGAGCATCGAGTTTCCAGTGTACTTCTCAAGCCTCAGGATCCCACAGACGAGGCTGTATGAGAATTTTCCACCCCTTGTGGACTTCACGCCCCGCCTCTGGAGCTCGAGCGCTATCTGGTCGGGACTCCTGCCGTCGAGGTAGCTCTGGAATATCTCCCTCACGACCTCCGCCTGCTCGGGGACGATGTGGAACTCCTTCCCGTCCCACTTGTAGCCGTAGAGCGTGCATGAGTTGGGGATGCCCTCCATGAACCGCTTCTGGATTCCCCACCTCGTGTTCTCGCTTATCGAGCGCGACTCCTCCTGCGCAAACGATGCCATGAGCGACAGCATGAGCTCGCCCTCGGAGGAGATGCTGTCGATGTTCTCCTTCTCGAAATGGATGTTCACGCCGATGTCCCTCAGGTGCCTTGCGGTCCCAAGGAGGTCCACCGTGTTCCTGCAGAAGCGGGAGATGCTCTTGGTGAGCACCATGTCAACCTTGCCCTCGTCACATAGCCTTATCAGGCTCTGGAACCCCGGCCTGTCGGCCTTGGTGCCGGTTAGCCCGTAGTCCGCGAATATCCCAGCGTTCTCCCATGCGGGATTTGCCTTGATGAGGCTCGTGTAGTAGTCCACCTGTGCTGACAGCGAGTGGTGGTTCATCTCGCCCTCGACCGATACCCTCGCATAGGCGGCGACCCTCGTCCTCTTGATTTCCAATGCCTTGGCAGGCTTGATTATCTCTATGTTCTTCATCATCACATACATTGCTCCAATTCCAGATAAAGTAAAGCTTTAGTGTCGGATTACCGGCTTATGCTTTCCTTGCATGGATGCCTTCGCGCTTGCGAACTCGGACGGGGTTATGATGCCCCGCTCCAGCATCATATCGAGGAAGTAAAGCGTTCCCTCATAGGAGCTCTGCCTTTGCATCTGTATTTCAGAGAGTCTCATCGTTGCCTCCATGGAATCGGTGGTCGAAGTAGCACCCCGTGCTGCAGAACCGCCTCTTCCTGTGTGTGGATGAGAATTCCTTCCCGCAGTTGGCGCAAGTGGCCTTGTATCTTGAGTTGTCGCTACTATAGGCACTCCAGTACCTTGCTCGGCACGAATCGGAGCAGAACCTCCTGCGTCTTCCTACTTTAGGCTGGATCAGCTCCTTTCCGCAGGCAGGGCAATAGCAACAGTCCGTGTCGACTTGCGGAATGGCCTCCTGCAGCTTCTTCCTGTTCGTCCTGCAGCAGCTCTTGATGCTGTCTATTGAGACTCCGAGCCTTGATGCGATTTTGCTGTAGCTAAGGCCCTGTGTCCTTAAAGCTATCGTGATGTTCTTCTGGCGCTCGTTCATGTCCATCCCTCCCGTACTTCTCCTGGGACGGAATGGCTTCCTTTGAGTGGTCGGAAAACGGAAAAGGCACCACTAGCTGTCATCGGGTGATGCCTTGGAATTTGTTATTCGTTATAGAGTTTCCTAAGAAGCTCCAGAGCCTTCCTCTGTTGCTCCTTGATGGTCGACTGCGACTTGCCGAGCCTGGTGGCGATGTCTCTTTGGCTGAGCCCCTCACCTGTCAGGCGCAGGATCCTGCCGTAGCGCGGGTTCTTCATCTCTATGAGCTCTACAAGCTGGTCGAAGAGAATCCTCAGCTCAGCAAGGTCGAACTCTATCGAGGAATCGGCCATGTCGAATCCGCCATCGTCATGGAGTGCATCTAGCGAGAGAGGTGGCGCATATGCCTCACCCTCATCCTTCGCCCTCTGCATCTGCCTCTGCCTTTGCTTCTTCTGCCTCTCCCCTTCGCGGATATACTCCTTGCGTACCTCCTCGGTTGCGGGGACAAGCAGGACGGGTCTCATCACTCCCTCGACATAGAACTTTGCGATATCTACCCTGCTGTATCCGGCAGGAAGAATAGTGTCGTGGTCCAGTACCAACGGCACGCGGTTGTTACGAGTAGAATCCTTCTGTCTCTCGCCCATCGATACCTCCCCGGAGGGACGGCACAATGGGCCTGGTTGCTTTGAGGTTCACGAGACGTTCCTCCGTCTGGTGTCCTCAGCGGGAATCCAACAAACCGCTTTAAATAAGGTCGTGCGCTACAGTTCCATTGAATTACCGCGGGTGAACTGAAGTGCGGGTGATAAGTCTGGCGAAAAGCCAGGCTTCTTGGAAAAGGACTTTCTTTTCCACTTTTGTTGATGTCTAAATTCTATTCAGAAGCCCCGAGGCAAAAAACGAATGGAAAAAGAATGTAATCGGATATTTTTCGGAATGGAAAACAAATTCTTAATTAATATGGTCCTTGAATACTCGACTCATTAGGATTAGGTATTTCAAGGAGTCTTAAAGCATATGGTTATATAGAGTCGAATTAAACAATTAAACTTGAAAAAAGATAAGGATGAAATGTTATAATATAGTCAACTGTATATCACAGGGAGGATTACAGATGCGATTTGGGGCATTGCTAATGTGTAAAAGGTGTAATCATTTCTCAGCAAAATACAAGGAGGTGGTAAATGAAGCATCTTTGCATTGGCTCATATGTAAGAATCATGACATCATGCGCAATTCCTGCAGAAAGAAGATTTGACCGATTCTGCGAGAAACTTCTACTTTCACTTTGTCCTGAAGGAACTACCACCTTGTCATATCAGTCAGGAGACAGGAAAAATAACATTATCTATTCTGATACAAATTTCGGTAAAATCCATTCTTCAAGTCAGGATCTCCCTGTTGAAATCAAACGCATGGCCTTGAACAAAGATGCACATGCTATCGAAAAATATTTTAAGAACAAAATCATTCCCGTCTTAGATGAAGGACGAAAGAAAAATGCAGTATATCATCTTAAGGAAATCATATTGGAAGATGAATCCATTGTAGACGAAACCCAGCTTGGTTCAATTAGCAGTCTTACGAAGAATGAGCTTAAGACCAAGAATACATTCATCTTGTCGGAATTCTTAACAGATGTATTTATCTATGCCGTAGCCAGAACAAACAATAAGGAAGAAAAAGCATCCTTCACACGAAATATAAAAAAAGACTACTGTGCAGCTAAAGATCCTGCTTCCAGTGAAATCAGCTTCTATGAAGTAACAAAGCCAAGAATCAAAGCAGCTATTCCAAATACCAGCAAAGGTAACTTCGACAAGATCTTTGCTTCTGTATCCAGTGAAAGGCTTCCAATATCTGCAAGTCATGATTTTCAGATATTTTGCCTCAAATTTGATGATTTCGATTTTGATTATTATGGCCTGCAGAAACACCTACGGAATAACATCGGATATTATGTGTATTCACGAGCACAGATAAAAAAGTACTTGGACGATGATGAGATTTCTTCTCTTGCTTATGATGCCATAGCACACATCAAGAATATTTCCAAGGATAAAATTTCAAATGGCAATGAATTAGGTGAACTTCTGCTTTATATCTTTCTTGAACAGGTTTTAAATGCCCCCAAATTGATGAGCAGTGTTGAAATTAAAAACCACAGTGGCAGCATCGAGATGGAAAGTGCAGACATACATCTTCTGACTGCGGATGCAATGATTCCATTTAGTCAAATAATAATAGGCACGTCCAATATAAATGATAGCTTACATATTGCAATCGACTCAGCATTTGCAGCTGCACAAAAGCTAAAAGACAGGAAAACAAATGTGCGCCGTTTTGTTGAATCAAACATATTTGCAGAATCTTTCCCTGATGAAGTATATGCTCAGCTAGAGTCCATTATCTTACCATCCGAAAAAAATGAGAAGAAACCCGATACTGCATTCGGAATGTTCCTAGGATACAGCTTAAAAGATGCTACCATTGATGGAAAATCTGTCGATGAATATCAAAGGTATGTATTCAGCCTGCTAAAAGAAGATATTTTAAGACAGGTACCATTCATAAAATCTAAGATTAGCCAATATGGACTTGAAGGATACTCTCTGTATATATATTTGCTCCCTTTCAAAAATGCAGATGTGGACAAGATCAAAATCATGGATAAGTTACTTCAGCTCGGAGAGGTGCATCATGGCTAATTTCAGAAAAATCACCTTTGGTGAGCGACTATTCTCCCGAATAGATGACAATGACTATTTGAAGAAGATTTATCACAATATTCTCTTCAACTACTCAAAACGGCTATTCTGCTTGGATGAAATCGAGGACAAGCCAATTAATATCGGCCACGCTCTTATCTTTGCCGATATTCTGTCAAAGTCATCGGGCACCAATCTGTCTGATGTACATAAGACACGGGCACAGGAGATGGTTGCCCTGCTTTATGACATGTACCCACAAAATTCAGAAATTAGATATTATCTTGGATCTGTTCTTGCTAATACAGGCAATTTTCTTGGAATGAATCGAGTGATTCCAGAATTTGAGAATACCTCCTTGCTTGAAAAAGCGTTCATGCATTTTAACATGGAATACCTTTCTGTCCCAACCGAGGATGAATTCCTTTTCTTTCCATCGCAGAAAGAAATATATGACAGGCTCTCCAAGCCTTGTTTCAGCTACTCAGCCCCAACCTCAATGGGAAAGTCCTTTATCATGCGAGCATTCATCAAGCAGCAAATACTGGATGGGGCAAAAAAGAATTTTGCATTGCTAATTCCTACAAAGGCACTTATCAACGAGGTTACAAGTGAGCTAATTGAAAGTCTTACTACCCTTTTAGAGGAATCCGACTATCGTATTGTGACATCAGCCGGCTCGATGGCACTGGAAGAGCAACATAATTATATTTTCGTCGTTACCCCAGAACGCATGCTCTACATATTGATTAACGAACCAAGACTGAAAGTTGACTATCTTTTTGTAGATGAGGCCCATAAAATATCATCAGGCGATAAACGGAGTGCATTCTATTATAAAGTCATCAGCAAGCTGGAAGAACAATGTAGTGATATGCATATCATATTTGCCTCTCCCAATATTCCCAATCCAAAGGTTTATCTAGACACTATTTCATCGGAGAAAATACAAATCGATGAGGAGTCTATAATAGAATGCAGATATGCTCCTGTCAGTCAGCTGAAATATATAGTAGATTTGTATGGACGCAATATCAGAATTTTCGACTCTTACTCGAAGCAGTTCTTACCATTGCATACAATGAAGCATTCTATTTCTCTTAGCGAGGTAATTACACGAATCGGAGACAAGCGACATAACATCGTATATTGCAAATCTAAGATGGATGCAGTCCAGTTTGCGATGGATTATGCAAATACGCTGGATGATATAGGAGACAGCAAACTTCTTGCACTTGCGGAAGCCATTAGAAGCGATGTACATAAAGAGTATTATCTTGCAGAACTTGTTGAAAAAGGTGTCGCATACCATATCGGTTATCTTCCAGCAAACATACGAATGCAACTGGAAGACTACTATCGAGAAGGCCTTATCAAAACGATGTTTTGCACAAGTACCCTTCTGGAAGGAGTCAACCTCCCTGCGGAGAACTTATTTATCACAAGCTACAAAAAAGGCTTAAGTAACTTTTCAGAGGTAGACTTCAAAAATCTTATAGGGCGGGTTGGCAGAGCAAAATACAATCTTTACGGAAATGTCATTATTGTCCGACTCAAAAAACAAGAACAAGAAACGGACTTGCAAAAGTATGAAGACCTACTGAAAAACGATGTCCCTCCCCAGAAGCTTTCCATAGAATCTGAATTAAATGCAAGGCAAAAGAAGCTCATTGTTGATACTCTTCTCTCAGGAGACATAGAAATAAGAAAATCTACGAAACATCAAAGTGAAGATAACTATGAGCTGATGAGAAAAACTATGTTGATTCTTGTTAGTGACATAGTAGCTGGTAGAAACAGTCGCATTCTACAAGAATTCGAGTACTATCTGACGCCAGAGAAAGAATCAAGAATACGCGAACAGTTTTCTTTAGACATGAAAACAGATGATGATATCAATGTTTCATGCGACCAGATGCAAGAAATAGAGAAGCTGATCCACAATGGTCTTTCTTATCCAGAGATTAAGGATCCAACACGAGGTGCCGATTATAATGAAACCCTGGATTTCCTGAATAAACTTGCCGTTGCATTCAAATGGCGTATTTATGAAAGCCGAACCCTTGGAGCCGGAGAAGGTAATCGATACAGCAAGCTTGCTTGGTACACTGTATTGCTTATACAATGGATGCAGGGGCATGGCCTTAGCTACATCATTAGTAAAAGCATCGAAGACTATAGTCAGAAAGGAAGAGACGTAAAAGTAGACTACAGAAAATGGGAACCTTATGATGGTTCACAGATGCATAAGAACATAATCATTGCTGACACTCTGGAAGCTATTGAAGATGTATTGCTATTTCGGCTTTCAAATTATTTCTTGAAGTTTTCTGAAGAATATAAACGGCAACATCTCCTTGAGCCATTGCGGAATGATTGGTATGAATTTGTGGAATACGGCACAACAAACCACTTAAGGATTATTCTCCAACGTAGCGGTTTTAAGCGGGATTCAACCGAATACATACGACGAAATGCCGACAAGTATGTTCGAGGCACAGCAGACAGCCCTAAACTTTTAAGGAAAGCTCTGCTTGTTTGCCCAAATGAGCTGGCAAAACGTGATGCTGAAGAAATTCAGTATAATGTTCCAGAACTATTTGTTGATGAATAAAAAAGGTGCAGACTCCATCAGAATGGCTTCAGTAAAAATTTTGGTGCTTTTTAACATTATTCACAACGGGAAACCAGTTAATAGCTTGGGTGTAGAAAAAATAATGCCAAGCAAAATAAAGCTAAAAGGCAATGTTTGGTAACACTGTTATTGATAAAAATCTATTCTCTGCGTGCGTCTTGGTGTACAATCGGATGCCAGGGGAATTGAAACTTACTTCTTTTGTGAGGAAAACTTAATATGTGGAATGAAGCTACACGGGTACAGATGCCGGCATTGGTGCATTTGAAAAGACTCGGATACAACTATTACGGCAAGATTTCAGAAGATCAAGCAGGAAAAACATACGATCCAGACACTAACATTCTGATAGATGTTTTTAGAAGCCAGTTTGCAAAGCTGAACCCTGACCGTGAGGACGAGGCAATGTCAGTGCTTAAGGATATTTCACAGGAACTGGCCAATGATGACCTTGGGCGAGCTTTCTATTCCCGACTGATTAGCGTCTCACCAACAAGGCTTATAGACTATGACAACATAGGCAACAATGTATTCCATTGCACCGCCGAGTTCACATGCAAGAATGGGCAGGATGAATTCCGTCCTGATATTACGTTGTTTGTCAACGGGTTGCCTCTGGTATTCATTGAGGTGAAGAAGCCAAACAACAAGGGCGGTATGGTTGCTGAAAGCAAGCGCATGAACAAGCAGCGTTTCCCTAACAAGAAGTTTCGCAGGTTCATAAACATCACCCAATTGATGCTTTTCTCCAACAACATGGAATATGACGCAATGGGAGGCATCGTCCCGATACAGGGCGCCTTCTACTGTACGGCTTCCAAGACAGAGGCTCCCTTCAGCTGTTTCAGGGAAGAAAACCCAAAGGGAGAGCTTATAGCTCCATATAACAGGAATTATCCCTACAGGGAAGTTCCTGCCACTGTCGAGAAGAAGATTCTGTCCGACTTTAACTGCCAGGTCATTTATCATGCTCCAGAGTACCAGACAAATCTTGATATAAACTCTCCAACAAACCGCATCATCACATCCATGTGCAGTCCCGAAAGGCTTCTTTTCATACTCAAGTACGGCATCGCCTATGTAAAGAACGAAAGGGAGGTTGACGGAAAGATTGAGTTCACGGACCAGAAGCATATAATGCGCTACCAGCAGATGTTTGCAGCAATGGCAGTACGTCAAAAGCTTGGAGAAGGCAAGAAATCAGGAGTCATATGGCATACACAGGGAAGTGGCAAGACCGCCCTCTCCTACTATCTGACATTTGTCCTTAACGACTTCTTTTCAAAGCAGAATAAGGTAGCGAAGTTCTATTTCATTGTTGACAGGCTCGATTTGCTTGAGCAGGCCACCCAGGAGTTCGAAGCCCGTGGACTTGAAGTGAAGACTGCAAACAGCAGGGACGAATTGATGAAGCAGTTCAGGACAAACCAGTCCATGGAAGGAAACAACGGAAAGCCAGAAATCACCGTAGTCAACATTCAGCGCTTCAAGGAAGACAAGGACAGGGTGCAAATCGAATCATATGCCACGAACCTCCAACGCATATTCATCGTGGATGAGGCGCATCGTGGCTACAGTCCAACCGGCAGCTTCCTGGCAAACCTGTTTGATGCAGACAAGAATTCCATAAAGATAGCCTTGACAGGGACACCTCTCTTAAAAGAAGAACGAGCCTCTTGGAAGATATTCGGGGAATACTTCCACACCTATTACTATGACAAGTCAATCCAGGATGGATACACACTCAAGATCATCCGCGAGGATATAGAAACCTCCTACAAGGAGAAGCTGTCACAGATTTACGAGAAGCTTGAAAACCTTGTCGAAAAGAAAGATGTGAAAAAGGCTGACATCATCCAGCACGATAACTATGTGAAGGAACTGCTACGTTACATAATCTCGGATCTCAAGCAGTTCAGAATCCTACGAGGAGACAACACCTTGGGAGGCATGGTTATTTGCGAGACCAGTGAACAGGCCAGAAAGCTATATGCCTATTTTGATGAAATTCAAGCGGAGCTGAACAAGACTGCCTCATGCAAAAGCAATTTCAAGGCAGGACTTATACTATATGACAGCGATGACAAGGAAACACAGAAGCAGATAATCAAGGATTTCAAGAAGAACATGACAATCGATATCCTCATTGTCTTCAATATGCTTCTTACAGGCTTCGATGCCCCTCGCTTGAAAAAGCTGTATTTCGGACGAAAGCTGAAGGATCACAATCTCCTGCAGGCAATCACCCGTGTCAACAGGCCATACAAGGACAACAGATACGGATACGTCATAGACTTTGCCGACATCAAGGCAAATTTCGAGCAGACGAACGAAGCCTACATGAGGGAACTGAACCGCTTCAACAATCCCGAGGAGACAGGCGAAGGAAACCAGACCGATACTTTCCAGCAGGTCATAGAGGATCCCGAAAGCCTCATCAAGCAGATGCGGGATGTTAGGCAGATCCTGTTTGACTACCCTACAGACAACTTGGAAGAGTTCAGCGCAGAAATCTCAACCATCGAGGACAAGGAAGAACTAATCAAGCTCCGCAAGATATTGATTGAGGCCCGCGACTGCTGCAATGTTGTCAGAACCTTTGGCGATGATGAGCTAAAAGCAGCCTTTGCCCGTTTGCAGATAACAAGATTGCCAGAGATGATTGCTGAAGTCCAGCATCATATCGACAACATAAACCAGAAGGAAGCCTTTGAGGAAGACGATGCCACACAGCAATTGGTGAATGAGGCCATGGAAGACATCACGTTCAATTTCAGCAAGATTGGACAAGAGGAATTGAAGATAATCTCAGGCGGTGTCGAGCTTCAGGAAAAATGGTCGAAAACCATACAGGCTTTCACAAGGAACGTTGATCAGGACGATCCTGAATTCATTACCCTTAGAGAAGCTTTCATGCAAAGATTCAAGGAACATGGGTTTGTAGTAGGCAACATCAACGAATTCAAGGAGCACTCCAAGGCACTGGACGAAGTGCTCCGAAAACTGGACGAGCTGAGGAAACGCAATTCAAGCCTAGTCAAGAAGTACAACGGAGATGCCAAATATGCAAGGGTCCACAAACGCATATGCGAAGAAAACCAGAAACGAGAATTCGAAGGGAAAAAACCGCTTGTCTCGTCCTATGAGGAATCAATCATGGAGGTCTTGCTGGATATAAAGAGCGATATAGACCAGAAGGTTTTCGACCGCAATGACATCTTGAAAAAGGATGCCTATTTTGAGCAGACTGTTATGCGGGAAATAAAAACAGCAATGGATAAGGTTGGCTTGCCAGGAGAGCGTGAGGACAGGGTTTTCATACAGAGTCGAATCGCTCGACAGTATCTTGACCAGTACAGCTCAACCTACCCTGCAGCTTAGATATAAAGGAGTTTAGCGATGGATATCAAAGACAAGACCGTATCCTTGATTGATGCCTTGAAATCAACATGCCAGACATATGGAATGGGGAATGACGGCAACGAATATAAGATTATAACGCAGGTCTTCCTGTACAAGTTTCTGAATGATAAATTTGCCCATGAGATAAAGAAAATCAGCCCCGCTCTTGCTGCATCAGAAAAGTGGGATGTAGATTACTTCAACATGTCAGAGGATGAAAGGCTGGATCTTTTCGATGAGATGTCTCCTGACATTCCACGTCTAAAACCCGAGCACCTGATATCGTTCCTATGGAATCAGCAGTCCAAGGGTGACTTTGATATCATATTCGACAATACAATGGTTGACATCGCAAGCCTCAACAGCGACATATTCTCCACACAGACCACGCAGAATACAAAGATTCCACTATTCGAGAGGCTCACACAGCATGTGACAGATGAGGCTCAGAGGGCTCCGTTTGCCAGAGCCCTTGTTGACAAGCTGGTCAACTTCTCCTTCGAGGAAGCATTCAATGAACATTACGATTTTTTTGCTACGGTCTTTGAGTACTTGATAAAGGACTACAACACAGCAGGTGGTGGAAAATATGCTGAATACTATACACCACATGCCATCGCCACTATCATGGCTAGGCTTCTTGTCGGTAACGATAGTGATTTGCACAACATAGAATGCTACGATCCTTCTGCAGGTACTGGCACGCTGCTGATGGCTTTGGCCCATCAGATTGGAGAAGACAGGTGTACAATTTTTGCTCAGGATATTTCGCAAAGAAGCAATAAGATGCTGAAGCTGAACCTTATCCTCAACGGATTGGTTTCTTCTCTCGACCATGCGATACAGGGAGATACACTTGTAGCTCCTTACCATAAATCGGATGATGGGCAAAATCTCCGCCAATTTGATTTTGTAGTGTCAAACCCACCGTTCAAATTGGACTTTCCGGAAACAAGAGAAAAAATAGCTGCAATGCCAGCACGTTTCTGGGCTGGTGTTCCAAATGTTCCAAAACAAATTGATCCTAAAAAGCCAAAGATGGCAATTTATACTTGTTTTATTCAACATGTGGTAAATTCCTTAAAAGTAAAGGGGAAAGGCGCCATCGTCGTACCAACAGGCTTTCTAACAGCCAAAACTGGTGTAGAAGCAAAAGTTCTCAAAAAAATTGTAGACGACCATATCGTTTATGGGGCAATCAGTATGCCATCAAACGTTTTTGCCTATACAGGGACAAACGTATCTGTTCTTTTTTTCGATAATTCAAAAGTTGCTGATAAGGTTGTGCTTATAGATGCATCAAAGATGGGAGAAGAATATAAGGATGGCAATAACCAGAAGAGGCGCCTCCGTGATTTTGAAATCGACAAGATAGTAAGCACCTTTGTCAACAAGGAAGAGATTGAGGATTTTTCTGTAGCAGTAACATACGACGATATAATTTCAAAGAATTATTCCTTGTCGGCAGGACAATACTTTGATGTGAAGATTGAATATGTAGAGCTTACTCCAGAAGAGTTCGAAAAGAAAATGGCCGCTTATCAAGCTCAGCTTCAAGAATACTTTGACGAAGGTGCTAAACTTCAGAGGGAAATCATGGAACAGTTAAAGAAGGTGAAATATGAGTAATTTTCCTAATGATTTATGTATCCCTATTAGAGCCAAATTGAGCAAACTTGATAGTGAAACCCAAACTTATGGATGCAGACAAGCTAACCCTAGAATCTGTGGATATTGTTATATTGAAAATATATGTGCTTTTTCATCAGATGACCATATATGCAAGCATCCCTCTGCAAAATGGAAGAAAATGTATACTGAACTGAAAGAGGCTACAAATGCAGTATTATAAACTGGTTGATTTATGCACAGATATTATAGATTGTCCTCATTCTACGCCGAAATGGAGAAAAGATGGAGTTAGGATTATCAGAAATTTTAATCTACAGAATGGACTTATTGATTTTTCTGATGGTTATTATGTTGATCAGGATACATATTTACAACGCATTCGACGAGCTAATCCTGAAGAGAATGACATCATAATCTCAAGAGAGGCACCTATGGGTGTCGTTGGCATAGTTCCTAAAAGACTAAAATGTTGTCTTGGTCAACGACTTGTACTCCTAAAAGTTAATAAGCGGAAAGTTAATCCGACTTACCTATTGTTTATTTTAATGTCAGATTTTGTACAGAAACAATTTAAACGAGCAGATGCAACAGGTTCTATTGTAAGCAATTTATGCATCCCGGATTTAAAAAACATTATCATCCCGATTATAGATGGAAGACAAGAAAACATCGCTAGATTCCTAAGCAATATTAATCGCAAAATCATTCTTAATAAAACGCTAAACGATAATTTACGTGAACAGCTAAAGGTCTTATACAACTATTGGTTTACTCAATTTAATTTTCTTGATAATAATGGCAAGCCCTATAAGAACTCAGGAGGGCTACTTAAAACAGTAGAAGGACTTTCGTATAAAATTCCTGAACATTGGGTTGTTCAGAATTTATTTGAGAATTCCTTGAGTTCTAATATAAGGACTGGGGTTAATCCATTTACTACTAAAAAATATCTCGCCACTGCAGATGTAAATGGAGTAGACATGCAAGATGGAAAAGCAATCAATTATGAGACCAGAGAGAACAGAGCGAATATGCAACCTTCTCTTTACTCTGTTTGGTTTGCAAAAATGAAGAATAGTATAAAGCATATGTATCTTAATGAGCCTATGCAGGGAATGATAAATAATACTATCCTCTCAACTGGATTTTGTGGCTTGCAATGTTCAGAAGAAAGTTTTGAGTATGTAGCTTCATTTATAGAATATTCATATTTTGAAACGTTGAAAGATACTCTTGCTCATGGGGCAACACAAGAAGCTGTAAATAATGAGGATATCATCAAAATTCCTTTTGTTATCCCAGACTCAAGAGTCTTGTCTGAATATCACAACAGAACAAAAGCAATATATACCCAGATAAGTAAGAATATTTGCGAAAATATGACTCTAGTAAAAATACGGGATTGGCTCTTACCAATGCTTATGAATGGTCAAGCAACTATCATAGACTAAGCCAATAAATTATCGTTTACAGCATGCGGAATGACCTTCTATTCTTTCATATAGAACTCGCACCCATACCCGTCAGCCCTGAGGTACAGACCCTCAATCCAAGGCGGGGTCTTCCCCATTTGGAGGCAGACATCCTCTACCATAGCCTCAAGTGGTGCCTCGATGATGAGCTCGTCATGCACGTGGGCAACAATCCTCATATCCCCCAGTGTCCGCATCGCATATGCCAGGATATCCCTGGAGATTGCCTGCGTGATGTTCTCCACGAACTTCGGGCCGTAGGACTCTATCCTCTCCCATTTCTTGGTTGCTCCTACTCCCTCATATGTTATTGTCTTCTCCCTGTTCCCGTTCTCCTGCAGCCTTGGCTTGACGTAAGAGAGCTTACGACCGGACGGAAGATGAATGTAGAGCATACCGCCCTGGTATTCAAAACGGAGTCCATGCGTCTCCGTGCTTGTCCTCTCCCCTATTGCACATCTGACAGCGGAGTCTACCTGCCACCAGAAAGATACGATGTTCGTATTCGCATTCCTCCATGATGAAACAAGCGGTTGCAACTCCTCTTCCTTGAGTCCCATATTCAATGCGCCCATTGCCTTCAATGCACCTACCGAGCCACCATAGCCAAGTGCAAGCTCCGCAATCTTGCCCTTCTGCCTCAGGTGGAAGTTCTGGCCATGCTTCTCGACGGGAACCTTGAACATTGCAGATGCCGAGGCACAGTAAATGTCTCCATTGTTCCTGAAGACATCAATTCTCCAACTCTCGCCCGCGAGGAACGAAAGCACCCTCGCCTCGATTGCGCTGAAATCGGATACTATGAACTTATATCCCTTCCTTGGGATGAAGGCCGTCCTGATCAGCTGGGAGAGCGTATCCGGAACATCGCCATAGAACATGGAGAAGAGATCATAGTCTCCTCCAAGAACAAGGCTTCTTGCGCCCGCAAGGTCATAAATGTGGTTCTGTGGCAGGTTCTGGAGCTGAATATGCCGTCCAGCCCATCTTCCGCTGCGGTTCGCGCCATAGAACTGGAACATCCCGCGGGCCCTATTGTCATGGCAAGCCGTGTCCGCCATCGCCTGGTATTTCCTTATGCTACTTTTGGCAATCTGGAGCCTCAGCTCAAGCACGTCACGGGTATCACCATCTGTCTCCGAGATCAGCGAGGCAACGGCCTTCTTTCCGAGTGTCTCGGTCTCAAGCCCACGCTCCCGCAGCCACCCCTTCACCTGCGATACGCTGTTGGGGTTCTCCAGGCTTGTGATCTCCCGCATCCTTCTGGAAATGGCACTCCTTGACTTCCCGTCAAATGCGATGGCATTTTCTACAAGATCCATGTCTATGAGGATTCCTCGGTCGTTTATTCTTTGGTCGATCATGTACTCCTCCCACACGGCCTCCGGCACGGGGTGTTTCGAGAGTTTTTTCTGAATGGCCATCTCGACCTCCACGTCCCTAATATTGTATGCCTTGAATGTATCCCACCTGAAAACGTCATGGCACGGAAGGTTCCTCGTCCTGCCGCCGTTCGCCCTTGTCGGCCTGCATGGAACGCTGAAGTAGTGTATGAGGGACGCTCCCTCCTTCATCTTCTGGTTCTCAAGCCTCAGTATCCTGCCAACCCCGTCAAGTGATAGCGGCAGGCCAAGATACGCGCTCCATACCATTGAGCATCGCCAGCTAATAGGGTTTAGATAACCAATGCAGTCTTCTCCGACTCCATAGCCCTTGAAGAACTGCGGATATTTTCTCTTCAACCATCTGGAGAGGCAAACACGCTCGAACGATGCGTTGAACGCCCATTTGATGACGCCCTCATCCGCAATCGCCCTCACTATCTCATCAGGCACTTTCTCCCCTGATGCAATATCGAAGGTGGCGGGTGCACCTCCATTCACCGACACGCCGAGGAGCAGTATCTCGAAGTCAGGCGCTTCGCTGTAGCGGTAGACTCCGCTGGACTTGAGATCCTCGCTGCTATAAGTCTCAATGTCCAGGCTCATGTATTCTATTCTTTCCATAATCCAAAGAAGTTGGACGGCGGCAGCCTGGCCACCGTCCGGTCGCTGATGGACAGCTCGATTCGACATCTCCTGACGTTTTCCGTACTATCAGGACAGGAACTCGGAGTCATCGTCGTCCGCTGCTGCGAAGTCATCCTCGGCAGAGCTCTTTCCGCCAAGAGGCTCGCCGTCATACATCTTCTGCAGGTGGTTGAGCGAGCATGCGATGCCCCTGTTGCCGTTGCTGTTGAATGCGTAGAAGCTGATGGAAGCCCTGCCCATCACGCCGCTGTACACCTCGCTGCGCTCGATGATGGGCTGCATGTCACGCCCGATGATACCAGGCTTCTGGGTGCTGTTCGCATTCACGAAGTAGGAGTTCGCATATGCGGAGTCTCCCGCCCTCTCCTTGTCGCCGTCCCTGAGAGGGGTCTTTATCGCATCGAGCGGCGGGCAGAACTTGCCGTTCCCCTTGAGCTTCAGCTCTCCCTCGACGTAGGCTGCCTGGATAGCCGCCCTGATCTTCTCGATCGTCTTCCTGTCATCCTTCGAGATGATGAGGCTCACCGAGTACCTCGGGTTCGAGCCGTTGATTGACTTCGGCTCCCATGCGTTCACGTAGCTCCATACGGTATGGCTGCCGGTGATGACCTTCATGGGATTGGTGTTGCTGTTTCTTGCATTGCTTGTCATATTTTTTCCTCCATGACATTGAAATCGTTTTGCGCCGAGCTAAGCTCGGGTCTCTTGTCGCTCTCTGGGACAAGCGCGGGCTTTCCCGGAGCCTTGAATACGAGGCCTCCCAAAATCTCCTCGAACTTCCTCTTTCCAAGGAGCCTTGTCATTGCCGTTACGCCCAGCACGCTCTTCTCGTAAGGGTCAAAGCCAGCCTTCTCCACGGCAGATGCAACCTCATCCTCGTTCGTGTACTTGCGGATCGAGCGTCCCTCGACAACCTTGAAGCCCTCGTACTTCTTGCCAGCAAGAGCATTCGAGAGCGCATGCTCCTTGATGTCGGAAGCCCAGGAAACGAGGGAATCGACCTTCCCGAGGATTGCCGATATCTCCGTATCCTCCAGGCTGTCAGGCATGGCGAAGTCGTACCTCGCAAGCTCTAGGTTGTACTCGGCCCTTGCGCGGCAGATGCTCCTCGCCTTGCAGAACCTGCAGTGCTCGCCAGGGGTGAACGGCCCCTCGCCCTTATAGGCAAGCTCCGCAGCAGGTCTGAGGGTGTTCTCAGCCCATGAGAGCAGCTCCTCCTTCGAGAGCGACCATGTGCTGACGTTCTCCCGCCTTGGCTGGAAGATCGTCATGGCAACCGTGTCTATGTCGTAGAGCTCGTCAAGAAGGTTGACCGCACCAAGCGCATAGCACATCATCTGGCTGTTCTCCTCTGCCTCCACAAGGACACCTGCGCCGTGCTTGTAGTCGATCACGTGCAGGATGTGGTCGGAGACGATGATGCAGTCCCCGTATCCATAGCCCTCCGGCACCCACTTCGAGAAGTCGAGCTTCTGCTCTATGAGCACCACGGGGTCGGGGCAGTTCTTCCTGAGCTCCTTGAGCGTCTCCATCACATAATCCGCATACTCTGTGCTGCAAGACTCCATCTCGGCATCATAGAACTCGAGGTTCTCAGTAGGATCCTCGGATGGAAGGCTGAGAAGAACCGAGAGCTTATGCTCGCATAGGCTGTGGGCGCATGTGCCTTCCTTTGCATATACCGAGCCCTGGTCGGCGATGCCCTCCGAGAGCCGTGCCGAGCGCGGGCAGTTCAGCCAGATATGGGATGCCGACGGGGATAGCAGAGCGTGGTTACTTCCAGGCATGGTCCAACCTCCACGCATCCCTCATGAAGGAGACATAGTGCTCGGGCTTCAGGTCATCCAGAGACGAGGCAAGATGGTGCTCGAGAAGAGCAGGGATCTCAGCAGAGTATCCTTTCTTCTCCAGCTCCCCGATGCGGGCTGAAATCTCCTCCCTGGTGAACGGCTTCCTGCAGGAGAACTCCGCCTCATTGAGCAGGTCGGCATAGTTCTCGCTCTTCACCGTCGAGAGTTTCCCTCCTCCGTACTTGTTCACGAGTGCCTTGACCGCATCGGTGTAGCCCTCACGGGACTTTGCTGTCAGTATCGCCCTGACTTCTTCGAATGTGTATTCCTTGCCCCTTGCAGCAGCATTCTCCTCCTTGCTTGACTCCGATTTTGGGTCGTCCGCCTTTGGCTCATCCCTACTTGTCTTTCCATCCGCAAGGTCCAGGAGGCTCTCCATCGCCGGGCGGATTATGCCTATCGCTTTTCTCAGTTTTTCGTCATCTATCACGATTCTTATTTCCATCGCTGTCCTCTCCCTTGCACATTTCTCTGATCCTTGATGCGAGCCGTTTAGCAACGACACCGATTGCCGTCAGCACGTCCGCAAGCTCCTCGTCAAGCTCCTTTCCCTTCACAGGGCCGTTTCTCTGGTTCTCCATACGTGGCACCGCCTTTCCTAAAAAGATTTGCAGGGCTTGTTCCCTACGCATCCCCTGGGACATGGAAGGGTGGTTTGAGTGGTGGAAAACGAAAAAAATCAGAAATCCTGCAAAAAGCCATGTTCCGACCACTCAAAGGGCGTGCGGGTGTCCCAGGAGAGGAAAGGAGAAATCCTATCTATCTATGAGGAGGCTCGTTTGTATGGAGAACGAACGTCTAAACAAGGAGGGGTACAGCGACCCCACGCCGTATGAGGCGATACGGAAGATCAATGAAGAGGAGAGGAAGCATCGTCGCCTTGGCTTCAGACCTGTCGTGTACATCTGCTCGCCTTTCAGGGGCGATGTGGGGAGAAACACCGAGAATGCGCGAAGGTACTGCGCTTTCGCCGTAAGGAAGGGTGCCATACCGTTCGCACCCCACCTGCTCTACCCCCAGTTCATGGACGACACGGTCGAGAGTGAGCGAGAGCTCGCCCTGTTCATGGGGCGTGTGATGCTGGACAAGTGCGCGGAGCTCTGGGTGTTCGGCGATGTCGTATCAGAAGGCATGAGGATGGAGATCGAGCGGGCGAAGGCCAAGTCCAAGAAGATCCGCTACTACAGCCATAAGGAGTGCCTATGAGGTTCACACTGTTTGCCTCGAACTGCATCGGAAGCAGGAGCAACTGCACCTACCCCACCCGACTGGAGATTGCATCCGCGTATGACATGGACAAGGCCGTGAGGTGCGACCATGTATGCGCCGAGTTCCGAGACAGCAGGAGAGGCACCGACAACTTCATCTCATCGGATGTCGTGGTGATGGACTGCGACAACGAAGGAAGCGACGAGCCGAATGACTGGATGACACCCGAGAGGCTTTTCGACATCATGCCGGACATCGCCTTCATAACAGTCCCGTCAAGGCACGATGGCATGGAGAAGGACGGCATGTCGGCACGCCCGAGATTCCACGCATATTTCCCGATCTCGACTCTGAATGATGCACAGTCGTATGCGGCACTCAAGCGGGCAATCCACTCCGAGTACCCGTTCTTCGACGGCAACGCGCTCGATGCGGCACGCTTCATCTTCGGATCCGACAGGGGAAAGAGCACATGGCACGACGGATGGATGAACATAGACGAGTCGCTCCCTGCCACACCCTCTTCCGATGCATACGCACCGACAACCGCGATTTCGCAGGGTTGCCGCAACAACACGCTCTCGCGCTTCGCAGGGAGGGTTCTCAAGAGATATGGCGACTCCGATAGGGCGTACAGCCTCTTTCTGGGAGAGGCCGACAGGTGCGACCCTCCGCTTGAAGATGCGGAGCTCAAGGCCATATGGGAGAGCGCCAGAAGGTTCTTCGAGAGGAAGGTCTCAACTCAGGAGGGATACATAAGCCCAGAGCAATACAACAACGACTTTGATTCACCTCCCTCACTGAGACCGGAGGACTACTCCGACATAGGACAGGCGAAGGTGCTTTCAAGGGAATACCGCGATGAGCTGAGGTACACGGATGGCACGGACTACATACGCTTCGACGGAGGCAAATGGAACGAGTCGAGGCAGCAGAGCATCGCGGCGGCGGAGGAGTTTTTGGACATGCAGCTGGAGGACGCAAGGGAGGAGGCAAGATGCACCCTCGATGCCCTCACCGCCCTCGGAGTCGACAGAAGCGATGCCATATCCGGAGGGAAGAAGCTGATGGCGAAGCTTGACGGAAAGCAGCTCAAGGCTTACGAGGCATACCTCTCCGCACGCTCTTACATGGAGTTCGTCATGCAGCGCAGGAACATGAAGTACATAGTATCGGCCCTCCAGGCAGCGAAGCCGATGCTGGAGATAGACCTCTCGGAGCTGGACAAGGACGAGTTCCTCCTGAACACGCCCACCCTCACCTACGACCTACGGAAAGGAATGGACGGGGGACGGGAGCCAGATGCCGAAGACCTCATCACGAAGCAGACCGCGGTCAGCCCCTCCGATGAGGGAGCGGAGCTGTGGAAATCGGCGCTTGACCTCTTCTTCTGCGGGGACGATGAGCTCATCGCCTACGTCCAGGAGATAGCGGGACTCGCCGCAATCGGCAGGATCCTCGTGGAGGCGATGGTAATCGCCTACGGCGAGGGCTCAAACGGGAAGTCCACTTTCTGGAACACCATATCGAGGGTGCTCGGCTCCTACTCAGGGGCGATCTCGGCGGATGCGCTCACGGTCGGGTGCAAGAGGAACGTGAAGCCGGAGATGGCGGAGCTGAAGGGAAAGCGGCTTGTGATCGCGGCCGAGCTTGAGGAGGGAATGAGGCTCAACACCTCAGTCATCAAGCAGCTGTGCTCCACAGACGAGATACAGGCGGAGAAGAAGTACAAGGATCCGTTCAGGTTCACCCCGAGCCATACGCTCGTGCTGTACACGAACCACCTTCCAAGGGTCGGTGCGAACGATGCGGGAACGTGGAGGAGGCTCATCGTCATCCCGTTCAATGCGAAGATATCGGGCGGCGGGGACGTCAAGAACTACAGCGACCACCTCTTCAGGAACGCAGGCCCAGCAGTCCTCAAGTGGATAATCGAGGGCGCTGAGAAGGCAATCGGACACGGCTACCATCTGGAGTACCCAAAGTGCGTGATGGATGCCATATCGGCATACAGGGAGAACAACGACTGGCTTGGCGCATTCCTCGACGAGTGCTGCGAGCTGGATCCGACGTACCGCCAGAAGTCGGGAGAGCTCTACCAGTCGTACAGGGCATACTGTCTCAGAATCGGCGAGTACGCAAGGAGCACGACCGACTTCTACTCCGCCCTGGAGACGGCAGGATTCGAGAGAAAGAAGACGAAAACGGGGAAGCTCATCCTGGGCTTGAGGCTGAAGGAGGAGTTCCTCGGATGACGGTGGGGGCTGGTCGAATCATGGAAGTTTCCAAATTCTGCGTGAATGGCGAAAAACGGCTCTGTTTTCAAGAAAGTTTGCATTCAGCCGTCATCGACTGCCACAAAACGCATACGTTTCTGGAAAAGTTTCAGAATCGACCGACACTACCCCTGTTTTTCATAAAAAGTGACAGTCGTGACACTCTCTACCCAGAAGTTCCTATAGGGAAAAATTTCAAAAAAATTCCCTATAGGAAAAATAGCGGAGGAGCCGTCACCGGCTGTCACCCATAGGAGACGAAATGAGAGTTTACACGTTCGTGACACGCAGATACAAGGACGAGGAATCCGCACGCGGAACACTCGCCAGGAGCATGAAGGATGACGGGAGGAACTCCCCAAGGACAAGGAACAGCCACCGAGTGATAAGGAGGTACCTCGAGGTTTTCCGCGATGCCTCGCTGGAATGCCTTGATGCATTTGACGAGTGCTGGAAGGAGTACATGGAACATGAGGGAAAGGGAAATCGAGAAGGCGCTTTCCAAAGAAGCGAAGGGCCGCGGAGGCATTGCATTGAAGATGGTCTCCCCCGCCTTTGACGGGATGCCGGACAGGCTCGTGCTGCTTCCTGGCGGAAAGACCGGATTCGTGGAGCTGAAGGCTCCAGGGGAAAAGCCAAGGGCCCTGCAGGGGGCAAGGCACAGGATGCTGTCCACGCTTGGCTTCCAGGTGTTCGTGGTGGACGGCAAGGAAATGATTGAGGAGGTGCTTGATGCAATACAAGGCACATGATTATCAGAGACATGCAATCGAATACATAAAGGCGCATCCCATAGCGGCGGTGCTGCTAGACATGGGGCTTGGGAAGACAAGCATCTGCCTCACGGCACTGAACGACCTGCTCTCGGACGAGTTCGAGTGCCGCAAGGTTCTTGTCATAGCTCCGCTGCGTGTCGCAAGGGACACATGGCCATGCGAGATCGGAAAGTGGGACCACTTGAAGGACATGGCCTACAGCGTTGCTGTCGGGAGCGAGGATGAGAGGCTGAGGGCTTTCGGGAAAAATGCTGACATCTACATCACCAACCGCGAGAACGTGCAGTGGCTTGTCGAGGAAAGCGGACTTGCATTCGACTTCGACACGGTAGTCATAGACGAGCTCTCGTCTTTCAAGAACCACCAGAGCAAGAGGTTCAGGAGCCTCATGAAGGTACGGCCAAATGTCAGGAGGATCATAGGGCTTACCGGCACACCGAGCGCGAACGGACTGATGGACCTCTGGGCAGAGTACAGACTGCTGGATCTTGGACAGAGGCTCGGGAGATACATCTCGCAGTACAGGACAAGGTACTTCCAGCCCGACAAGAGAAACGGGATGCAGGTCTTCTCCTACAAGCCGCTTCCTGGGGCTGAGGAGAAAATCTACGAGGCTATCGGAGACATCACGATCTCCATGAGGTCAGACGACCATCTGGCGATGCCGGAGAAGGTCTCGTCCACCGTCGAGGTGGTGCTCTCCCCCGAGGAGCGCAAGGCCTATGACGGCATGAGGAAGGAGCTTGTCCTTGAGTTCAAGGGAGAGGAGATCACGGCGGCAAACGCTGCGGTGCTGTCGGGAAAGCTCATCCAGCTTGCAAACGGCGCTGTCTACTCCGATGGCGGAAAGGCAACGGTGATACACGGGAGGAAGCTCGATGCCTTGTCACAGCTTGTAGAGGAGGCAAACGGAAAGAGCCTCCTTGTCGCCTACTGGTACAGGCATGACAGGGATAGGATCGCAGAGCTCCTTGGAAAGCTCGGAGTGCGATTCTCAGACATTACCACCAGCAAGGCGATACGGGACTGGAACAGCGGAATGCTTGACGTGGGACTCATCCACCCCGCATCCAGCGGACACGGCCTCAACCTGCAGGAAGGAGGCAGCACCATCGTGTGGTTCTCGCTCACATGGAGCCTTGAGCTCTACCAGCAGACCAACGCAAGGCTGTATAGGCAGGGGCAGAAGTCAGGCACCGTGGTCATCCAGCACATAGTCGCAAGGGGGACGATCGACGAGCGGATCATGTCCGCACTTGAGGGAAAGCAGAGGATACAGGACGGGCTTATCGATGCAGTCCGTGCGGAGGTGTCGGATGCTGAATGAAAAAGGATGCAGGAACCTTGCGGTGGCTGTGGTTGTACAGGCGCTCAAGGACTACAGGAAGGCATCGGCTGCGCTCCTGGTCGCCCCTGACAACCGCATGGCGCAGGCGGAGCTTGATGACATCGAGGCTTTCTTTGGGAGCGAATGGTTCCGCACTCTCAGGGAACTATCGGATGGAGCCGTAAGCGAGAACATTCTGGAGGAGTTCAAAAATGACAGCAAAAGAATACTTGAATCAGGCATTCCTTCTTGACAGGAAGATAAAGGCGAAGGAAAGGCAGCTTGAGAGCCTCAAGGAGCATGCTGTCTACGTGGGGCCGAAGTACTCCGACGAGGCACGTGTCCCCTCCTCGGTGAAGTCGGCACTGGAGGAAGCCGTGATGAGGATGATCGAGCTTGAGGAATACATCAGCTTGGAAATCAGCAACCTTGTGAGGCTCAGGCAGGAAATCGCCCAGGCGATAAGGGAGGTCAACAACCCAGAGTACGAGACGCTCCTCGAGATGCGCTACCTCTCGTTCATGAAGTGGGATGAAATTTCCGTCCGACTTGGATATGGATCCAACTATGTATTTCAGATTCACAGGAAGGCACTGGAACTTATAAGACAGCCCGATGGATGATATACTTAACTTACGATGAGAGGATTAGCCATGAATAATCTAGGGGTATTGGAGAAGCTCTATTCCGATGCAACAGTTGAATTAATCAACTCCTTTAATCCGTCTGAAAGAAATGGCTTGGCAAAAGGAGCATTTTCCATTTGGCCTTTTGTGGCACAGGTGGGAAGGAATTATGACTCAAACTTCGCAGTTGTGTAGAGCATAGCTCTTAAGCAGCTGCATTATCTTTCTTCAAGCACGATTTGATGTC